TTCAGTAGCGGAGCAGGAAGGACATCTGATGGAAATGGAAGCCACGCAAGCACCTTAAAATCACCATCATACACTAAATCAGTAAGTTGGCAGCATTACCGCTTTGTGCCAGAAGCGGACGTGACTAACATCGTGGCACACGAACAAATTGTAAGGAGTTCACTTTTTCAAAAAGACTTAAGTTCTATTACGTCATGCCGATAATAAAATTAATTTCATCATTGGTAGCTAAGGAAAGAAACATTGAAAGATTTATCAAAATATACAAAATCTTTGAATTTGGCTAAGTACTATGTATATGCCTTTTATGACAAGGAAGATAAGTTCAAGAAGCCTTTTTACATTGGAAAGGGGAAGTCAGATCGCTGTCTTGACCATATCAAATGTCCTGATGAATCTCCGAAATCTGAGCGGATAAAAGAGCTTTTAGAAAGAAAGACCTTGGGTATCGATATTCTTCGTCACGGAATGGATGAACCAACGGCCAAACTTGTTGAGGCAACATGTATCGATCTTTTAGGTGTGGGAGAGCTTACTAATAAAGTTCGAGGAAGTAGCTCTCTTATGGGACGCATCACGCTTGATGAACTCCAGCACTTGCTACTCAAAGAAGAAACCGAAATTGCATATGAACATGCCGGGCTCGCCTTTCTTTTGAACAGTACATACAAGTCTGGTATGAGCTCACTGGAGCTATATGAATCCACTCGCGGTATTTGGGCAAATATCCCTAAAGACGAGAGACTTAGATTTGCTTACGCAACTTATGGCGGGCTTGTTATGGAGGTCTATGAAATACAGTGCTGGGTGAAGGCTGGCTCTCAACAATACTTCACGCGTGATTTAAACATTAATATGGATACCAATCGCTCCGAGTTTGTTGGCCGAATTGCAACTAAAGAAGTTAGAGACTTGTATGTGGGTAAATTAATCAAAAAAACACGCAGTCACGGAAGTCCATTTGTAAAAGTTGGGATTGTCTAAGATTTTTACAAATTTTAACTGACTCATCACTATGAGTCAGTTTGTCTTTGCCATATAGGTAGCATCTACTTTTAAGGTCCAACTTGCGAAGGACTGAGAGTTAAGGGTTGAGTCTGAAGAAGTTGAACAGAATGGTCAACGTCCGCTTTTCGCTCATAGCGGACCTTAGACTTTTTAGGCAAGGCTATCATGTCTTTCTTTCGAATGCGTACAGATGCAGACCGGTTTGATCATCGTTAATCCTGGCGAAGTTTCGATGCCGCGGGTTCAACTCCCGCCAGCTCCACCAATCATGATTGGACAGTGATAGGACATCACCAGCAATAACAGGAAGTTAGCAGTCTCAGCAGGACACCGACCAGACGGTGAGGGGACAAAAAAGGATACGCAAAGGAGCCGCGGCTCCCGAGCGATAAGAAGCCCGCTGATGCGGGCTTTTTTATGGGCTCTATTTTTACACCGGCCTGTCATCCTCGTCTGTGCTGTTGATGAAGAAAGTCACCCGCCCCATCACCTCGACTTCTTCGGCCGCTGCGCCCTCAATCGCTTCTCCATCCTCACAAATCAGCGCCCTACCCATGACTCGGGCAAACTGAGTCCGCCCGCCAGACAAAATCAGCAGCACCTGATTCTGTATCAGTCTTGTGCACGGCTCGATAACGGCAAATCCACTCGAAGTCTCCATAATGCGTGTGTCTATGCCCACTCCACAAATGCGCTCCGGTGTGAGCCTGGTCTCTACATAGTCACCCGCCGGTGAAGGGAATCCCATTACAGAACCCTCCCCATGTTGCGGAGCATCCAAAGACGATTCTCGCTGTCGTCCGGCGTCTTATCGACGAAGAATTCCTGATACCGCTCTATCCACTCGTTGGCATCGGCCTGGCTGAAATGCCAGTTCCTGGCGCGCAGCTCACGTATGAAGTCATCAGTGCGTAAACACTGAAATCCTTTAGGGTTTTGCTGTATTGCTGCCGTAAATGCGGTATTAATGTCGTTTAAGCGGGGCATGATCTGCACTCCTTTTACTGTTTTTATATACAGTAGTTTTAAAGAAAGTGCAGAGCAAGGAGGCTGTGCCTATTGATAATTACTGCTGAATATCCTGTATCTTAACGACTATGCTTCAGCCATGCCGAATTGACTAAGCGAGTGCACCGGATTTTTCCGGATGCAGAAGTGAAGGTTAAGCCGATGCAGGCGAACGGCTTGAATAGCGATGCCAGCAAAAGCGATCGGGAAAAGCTGAACCGCATGCTGGAGGAAATGGTTGCTGTAATTGTTCTCTTCCTTATAGGCCATATTGCGTTATCATATCAAGTGTAACAACAACGGGATCGGACATTCCGTTAAGCATAAGTCGTACAACTACACATATCGGCATGAATAAAAATAATGGGGCTTAAATATGGGTGTTAGGCAAGATGATGAAGGCAAGTATGTTACCAGTGACAGGCCGTTTACACAGTATGATCATGGATGGCAGGCAAAAAATGCAGAGAGCTGGCAAAGGGCATGTGATGCCAGCAAATCAGTTAGTCAGCCGAGCCAGTCTTACCAGACGCCACAGTTTACAGCAGTTGCCGGTCAATCTGGACTAAGCACTCTTTTTGGCTATGCCACGATAATATTAATATTCTGGGCTATTCTTAATTTTTTTATTCTTATTCCCGGCCTGAGGGCAAGTTTTTTATTACAAAGCGCCGGGGGCTTTTTTGCAATACCTGGGGCATGTATAGGGTTTATGCTTAGAGTTGTCCATTTAATACTTTTTGCCCCTTATGTTTTTATATACCCTTGGAGTGATGGTGACATTGCCAAACAATTTATTTATCAGATGGGTGTGATAGCCGTAATTTCGATTCCAGCCCTAATTCTGTGGAAAAAGATAAAGAAAACAATACTTTATTTTACAGGAGCACTTGCGATATTATCCTATATCTCCGTAGGTTTGCTGGCACTTAACAATGAATTATGGGCTTCTTTTAAAGTTTATCCCTTTTTAAACTAGCGCGACAATTTCATGCCGTTCAAGCTTACCCGATTCCCGCCCGTTGTGCGGGAATCTTTGTAGAAACCAGACACGCCCACGATGTTACTGACGACAATATCGTTATGCTGGGGTGTAAGGCTGAAGTCGACGAGAAGAAAAGAGCCATCGAGAATACCGCCGCCGATCATGGAATCACCGGACACACGCAGCGTGTAGGGAGAGTTATGCATGGCGGATGGTCTGTAGATGGATATCGTGGACTATGGAAAATTATTTTAGGGTCCGCAGCGCCTTGATTATCATGGTAGCGTGCTGTCATGGGGCGAAGGTTAAAATCCTCTCATGCCGACCAAAATTCTCTAAAAACCAACCCATTGAGGTTGGTTTTTTGTATCTGCGATTTGCCGATGGTAAAAAGATGGCAAAATGATGGTAAAACGCTTGTCAAACAGCGAGCGTTACGGCCGTCAGGTGATACTAAACTTTGTGTAGCCCCTTCCAGAAATCACGACTGCCTCTTTACCCGCCCCGACCTCTGCGGCAATATCACCACCGATCCGTTGTAGGACTTACAGGTGCGCACCGCTTTTTACACCGGAGACTTATCATCAGCGTTCGCGCTGTTGATGAAGAACGTCACCCGCCCCAGCACTTCAACTTCTTCCGCCGCAGCCCCCTCGATCGCTTCGCCATCATCCGTAATTAACGCCCTGCCCCTGAGCTTCGCGAACTGCGTTCGCCCGCCAGTCAGGATCAGGAGGGAGAGTCTGCCCCTGCACTAGCCTGGTGACCGGCTCGATAACTGCAAACCCGGACGACGTATCCAGGATGCGGCTGGTATTCGTGATGCACATGCTGGCAGGTGAAAATCGCTGCTCTACGTAATCGCCAGCCGGTGAGGGAAATCCCATGATCTGCACTCCTTTCTACTGATTTTATATACAGTAGTTTCAAAGGCAGTGCAGATCAAGATGGCGCAACCTATCAATTTTTATCGTTTTGTTTCCATCTGATTTTATTCAATAAAAACAAAAACGTAATCAAATTATTAACTCATTTTTATGCGAGTTATTGCCCTTGCCATCAGCTTCTATAGCAGGCGATTGAAGAGCCAGCTCATTTAGATCGGCAATTGTTTTTTGTACATAAAAAGAGCAGCTTTCATCGCTATCATGTAAGGAGCTTAAAAAGCTCTCTCGCTCTGATTCCGACATGGATAGTATTTTCCTTTTGCAATCCTGTGAAACTGAGTAGCTCGACTCTGGCGCCTGCACCAAAAAACGGGTGGTGAGTTCGCATATTACCAAGTTAGGCATCTCATGCTTCAAAATGTCATAATCTATACAGGCACCAGACAAAACATGGACCACTCTGGAAAACGCATTGGCAAAATATGGAATCATGTTATGAGAGAATGAATCACCGAATACGACAATCTTTTGCTTAATGGCAGCGCTGGGGTTCTGATAGACTTGAATATAGCCTCTGTTATTAATTTTATTGTCAAATATTTTGAATGCTCTAGCCGAATAGAAATCGGCCTTCATGATCTCTTGATACATTGATTCCGAAACTTTTACACCCAAATCACCTTTTGATTTGATGTAGCTAAACTTAAATGGGAATGGTTCTTTTAATGAGATACCAATGCTATCAAGAATATGGTTAACCGCAATGCCAGCTCCAAAATCTGTCCAGTGCGTATCCTGCCTGGAATAAGTACTATCCCCTGCATGACTCAGTAATTCTTTCGGATCGAGAATTCCTTCATTGTGGAGATTGATAAGAAACTGCTCCACCGGCGTAATATCCGCCTTTTTGTGTGGATAGTAATGAGGAAGAACAAGTTCTTTTGAAGGCGCTAGTGTGAAAATTCGTTTTGACTGGCTGCTGTCAATGTAACTATTGAGCGTTGAGAAGTACTCTTTCCATGATGAGAGGGTTTCATCAGATATCAACTCCTGCCCGATATGCTGTGCCACACTTTTATTATGATCATTATCTAAGAAGAGGTAGCCAGATTTTCCATGTTGAACTTTCGCAGGTGTCTTTATGTCAACCCTCGCCCCCCAGACAACTTCACCATTGACAATAAAGCCGATGTCGAAGCTGCCGGAAAATACGATGGGGATGAGGAATCCACACAGTGCGATTGCATCTATATTAAGGTTTTTTAATACGTCATTTCTGACTCTGTTGCATTTAAAAACCTCTTCGCCATGTTGATTTTTTATCACAATATCAACATTTTTTTTATCGTACAGAGCCCATCCCGAGAGTTTGACCATTGAAGAGGCAAAGAGTGTTATTTCTTCACTTTTTGGAGCATCAATAGCAAAAATAAGGTTGGCAACACCATGCTGCAATTTGGTGACATTAATTCGCTTAGTAATGAAATGTGACATATTTATTCCCTAGATAAACACTATTCGCCATGCCCAAGTAAGACCAGCTTGGCCATTGCCTGCATCACTCACTGGGGAACGCTATGCTCAATCCCCATTTAACCGGATGCGAAAAGATCCATTGTATAGATACTGTCGGCCACGTCGGATAACTCGCTGACCATTTAATTGCATAAGATCACATCAAGATGTCCTTAGCATTGATCCGCTTAATGGTACCCTGGACGGCAGATAAGAGGAAGTTACATGGGCCAGCCTTTACCGCTAGGGGAAGGATTCAGATCGCCATCGCCTGGCGGTGCAACATCCTCCGCCGCGTGCAGCTGCGGGGGTAAATCGATACCTTCGGTAAATCAACGGCGTTCCAGTTCGGAAACACGGTCGGACAGCTCTGTATTTTGTTTCATCAGCCGCTCATAGCTTCTGCGCTGCAGTGCAGCCTCAAGAGATAAAGCCTCCTCGTAGCGGATGCCGTACCTGTTACCCGCAGCTTTCACCATTTTCTTTTCATAAACCGGATCCGCAGGGGCTTCGTATTCTTTTTCTACTTCCTCGGTCTCTTGGATAAATACAGTTAGCTTCTCGCCATCATCATTCAGGATGAAGTTGCCATGCCGATCCTTCACATATTCCAGGGTGCCAACTGGCTCATCTTTAATAGCATCCACTTCAACAAGAACCAGTTCACCGCTCTCGCTTCTGACAATGGCCGACTCTTTGACTGTCTTTTTCGTGAATTTTTTGACTGTGACCGTTTTGGTTTTTACGGTCATCTCACCGACGTTCGTCTGCTCGCTGACAAACTGGTCTTCCCATTCGTCGTAGCAAAGCAGCCCGAGAGTAAAACCGTCAATGCCATGCTTCGTCAGCACGTCACGTACATGCTGAGCTATCAAGCCAAAGTGCCATCGCGCCCCGTCTGCACCCTTCTCAGCGATCGCGTCATCAAACTTGAACATTGTTGACCAGCTGACTTCGCCCCATGCATCCAGCAAAGCATCTGACACATTCTCCCGGATTGGCTTGTGGCGCTCGTCAGAAGTGTTAATGCTTCCTGTTCCAAAATATGCCGTACGTCCACGATAAGTCGCTGAACCATAGTCATAAATGTTATCTGAACCTGGGCGAATCGAATGGTCAAATATTGAAAGTGACCCAATAAAACGATGAGCAAGGGAGGCACCATGAACCATTTCATTGGAAGAGTTAATATATACCAGCGGCCTGATTGTTCCGGTTGTATCAAGGCTGGCGATACTATGACCCCGGCCCAGCAACATTGCTGAATCAGTAAACTGGTTTACAGCTGTTGTATCAATGCCGCAACGAACACCGCTATTGGCACTAACTTCATCACGCAAAGAAATATGCGTACCCTGAGGTGTAACGCCATCCAGCCATAATGCAGTACGGTAGCCAGCTGTCAGGCCTCCCGTGGAAATAGCTGATGATGCCTCATTCTGGGTGTTTATGTAGGATATGAAGAGACCCTGCAGCGCTCCCGCTCCCAATGGCTGCCCTCTTTCATCTGTATTGTTTGAGATGCTGATCTCCATGCCGATTGTTTCTGATGAGACTCCGGCTGGCAAATCGGTAGCTCGAACGTTTTTAATTACGACAGGGTTTATTCCCCAAAGCTTTGGGGTGGCCACAGACTGATCGTGGCGTGTGTGGAATCCAACGTATGCTGTACCACCAATAATAGGGCTTCGGCGATCTCCACCGAGGAACATGCCGCACTGACCCTGAACCTGCTTTGAGTCCAGGCGGAGAGCTTGCCCCATATCTGGCCAGTCAGCGAATGAATCAGAGCCAACAGGCGCAGTATCTTCATCTCTGATGACCATTCGCCCAAATATGGTCTTGGATGGGATTTTTGCACCATTAGCCGTACTCGGACCGGCTAACTTATTTTTTGTGACTGTTGAGCCCGGCGGTAATTCGATAACCGAATTGACGCGATTTACTGGATTATCGAGCCTGAAATTACCTTCAGCCCTCACCTCTCCGATATATGCACCCGCTGCTAAAAATGCGGCATCGGAGGAAGCCACACCAGTAGGGTCTGCGCCTCCAGAAAACCCAGACCAGGTAACAGGTTTTGCAATACCCCCAACAAGACCAGCACCACCGGGAGATGCTAACTCCTGGCGAATCATCCCATCTCCGACACTAACGAAATGCGCAGAATCGTTCACCCATGACGCGGCATCGTTACCTGTAGTCGTGAACGGAATGTTTGTTGATGCAGTCAGTTTCCAGAGCGCATCCTGATACCGAATCAGCTGGTTATAGTCAGTGATAGTCAGGGGGCCTGCGGTATATTCACCGATAACCTTATAGCCAGAATTCTGGATGAAATTATTAAACCGCTGTTGCTGGCTTAGCAACTGAGCTGAAAATGCCTGTTCCATGCCAAACATTGTCGGTCGGCTTCTGCCGAAGCGGTCCTTCCAGATGGCTTTGGTAATATCGTTTACCGCAAAGTCCAGATTCTGGGCGTTATCGAACAGGTCCTTCGGATCAGTCGACCCCAGCGGTTTATTAGTGCCGTATATAGTCATGCTCGCTCCGGGCATAAAAAAACCCGCCGAAGCGGGTCAGATAATATTGAAGTGCTGTTAAGCGACGTCGCCGGGGTACGTGGCGTCGTCATAGGCATATTTGCCTGGGTGATACTGAATCGCCGTCACCTGGCTGATCCCGTCATTACCAGGTGTAATTTCCCCTACCAGTGCGTCATACGGGACACGTACTGATGAACAGAAGAGCAGCCGCGGCGGCTCGATGTATGGATCGTTCATTGCCCACAGTTCCGGCTCCAGCGCTGCGCTGTACGGCACCGAAATGGTGAAGTCATCAATACGTGTCGGCACCACCATTGCCGATGCCCGGCCATCCTGATGGCGGATAATCACGCGCGGGTTCTGGAACGACCAGTCTGGCGGCTCACTGAGCGTCAGGGTGATTTTGCTGCTGTCATACGTCATATCCGTAATAAGACAACTCAGCGTCTGGCCCCCCGGGATATCATCGGCCAGCACAATGCGATCCATGAACTCGTAGCAGAGCGCATCCATCTCGGTTGAGGTCGTGTGCTGCAGGCGCTGCAGCTGGTAGCCCAGCAACCGGCGCATGCCGATGCGGTAAGCACGGTCCTCATCCAGAACGCCATCCAGGGCGTAGCTCTCGACTTTAACCGGCGTAGGGTTGCCAGGCTGGCGACACTGCACAGTTTCTTCTGCCCAGGTGGTGCCGTTGATATAGGTTACGTCCACGCCGTCGTAATCATCCTGCGACGGGGCCTTAAACGCGGTCTGCAGTTCCTCAGTGGTTTCCTGCGGGGTGATCATGCCGACCCAGGGTTTAATCCCTTCCCTGCCGGCAGATGCGAGACCGTCAGACAGCAGGAAATACCCCATCCCGGCGTTGGTGATTTTCTGAAGCACCTCGAGTGCTGACTTGCTCTCACCGCTGGCCCAGTCGAACTTCTCACCGCGGGGCGTCCAGTAAGTCTGCTCCAGCGCGTTAATGGCCGCTGTGTCAATCTGGCTGGCCATGAATCCCAGCGACTCCAGGACGTGGTAAAGCGCGCCGCTGATGCTACGCGCCGCTCTGCCGCCGCTGTAAAGCCGGGTTGGCGTGACGCTTATCCGGCGATCGGACATGGCCGCGAGGCGGTTACCTGTGCGCACGGTAAGCGCCATGGTGGTGACGCCGTCGTACTTCGTGGGTCGTTTGCTCAACCGGGAGCGCAGCGCCTGCCAGAACACCTGATCGCGGGTGCTGCCACCCTTGACCGGCTCGGTGCGGCGCATGCGGATCTCATACTGCCCCGGCGACACGTTGTAGCGGTGCGTAAACCCGATCTGGTTTTCGGTGCTGCGCGAATAGAACGGTGACTGCTGAGACCAGGTGGTGGTGCCCACCTTGCGATACTGGATCACCAGGCGTACCGGCATGGAACGCTTGTTACCCTGGTCGGTATAACGCACCAGACCGCTCTGGAAGTTGATGTTCACCTCGAATGCGTCAAGCGTCTCTCCATCAGGGCAGGCAAGAAACGGCCCGACCCACTCATAGTCATCGCTGACACCCGTTACGGTGGCATCCAGTAGCGTGCGTTCGGTGAAGCCTGGCCACGATGGATCCGGCGTCGTGATGGTCTCGCTGCCAGGTCCGGTGGTGACCGTTACCCGTTCAACCGTGACAGTCTGGCTGTCCACAGCCGTAATGCGGAACTTATTGCCAGCCAGCCCCAGAGAGAAGCGCTGAATACCCTCCGGTAGTCCGATAAACGGCGTTCCGGCGGCGCTGTTATACGCCAGAGTAATGTGCGCCCTGACTTCCGCCGTGCCGCCCGTAGATTTCACGCCAGCCTTATTGACCGGCGTATCCCCGAACACAGCAGCAGGTAACGGGCTGTTGGTGATTGAGCCGCCAGCGAACGGGCTGCTGGCCTCACCGATTTCGAGACGCCCACTGTTATCCCGGGCAATCAGACCGGAGCCTGAGAGCTGCGAGGTGATCGAGGACACCAGGCCCGACATTGTGACGTAGTTGGTTACCAGCGATACCGGATAGGTCGTTCCCTGCCAGCTGATGCTGAACGTCACTGGCGCGGTGCTGAAATCGTAAGTCGTCGGCGCGGCGCTGGCGGTTAAAGTCGCGGAGCTGCCACCTACTCCCGGCACCGCCGGTACGCCCGGGGCATAGCTGGCGATAACCAGGTCATAGTCGTTGCCGTTATAGTTCAGCGTCACCGGCAGCCCAACTGAGGGGGCAAGTTCCTCTATCCCGCCATAAATGACGCTGTAACCGCCGGACGACACGACCGTATAGGAGTTGGGGGCCAGCACGGTGATCACCGTTCCGACCGTCCACGACGGCGGAATTTCCTCATCCCCGCCGGATGCAGATACGTCAACCAGAGTGATGGTGTTGCCGGACACGACCAGCGCATCCGCGATGATACTCACTGTTTCCGGGCCGCTTGAACCCAGATCCAGTCCGGCGGTACCGGAGCCTGTGTTCCCCACCTCTGGTGAGTTGAACCAGTTTTCGGTGCGCGCGTCGCCGGATACGTCAGCACCAGGTGGAAAGATTTTGTAACTAATGTCTGTGCCAAATGAAGAAAAGGGTGTATTCCCCACCTTCAGATCAGACTGGTTGATAGCCACGTCGCCGACGCATATGCACAGGAACATGCTGGTTTCCATACTGGTCTCGTTGACGAAACGGCTCACCGGCTGCATCACGTAATCAGGCCAGACACGGTATTTCCCGAAGATTTCCCGGATGGGGTCACCCAGTTTCGCTGCGTTCGCTTTGGCGGGGTTCAGGTCAATCTGATCGCCGCTCGCCGCCTGGGCACCACTGCCGCCGGGCTGAGACATCGTGCTCATCATGTAGATGCTGTACGCTGCAGAAGCGACAGCTACGCTGACTGCAACCCAGAGCGCAATTTCTGCGCCGGTACCGTATGGCACCGGATACATCCTGACGTCGGTCTCTCGCTTGATAACGCACAGTGGCCACTCTGCAGGCGGGACGGGTACGCCGTCGATTTCAACCGCGACCGGGTGCTGCTGCTCCGGTGTCCAGCCCTGCACGTTCTGCGCAAACCAGGCGCTTAGGGTCATGGTTTCGTGTTCGTGCTTTTCCAGCGGTTCACCCTGCAACCGGGAGGGGTAGATTCGTATCGTCACTGATAGTACTCCACCCGGACAAAGCGGCGCGCAAACCGCGCCAGAGGCAGGAAAGTCACGTTAGTTCGGGGATTGCACTCAGCGGCGCACAGCTGGCCGTCAATCTCGACAACGATGGCTACGTGCGTCACCACTGAACCGGAGTAACAGGCAATGCCAGCGCCCGGCGCAGGGTCGCAACGCTGCAGGTCAGCCATCAACCCGCGCGCCTCCCGATCGAGGCCGTTATCATCTTTCGTGACCCCGGCGAAATCAGGCCACGGTGTCAGGCCAAGGTCGCGCCTGATTTCATTGACGATGCCAAAGCAGTCCAGCGCGGGGTAAACGCGCCCGCCCTTCTGCCACTCGACAGAACGGTATTTATCAGGATTGAACATGGTGTTTTCCTACTGGAGGTAACGGAGGCCCGGGAAGTTTGGCAGCGTGTAGCGGTAGCGTGGCCACGCGGTATCGAGAATGTTCAGAAATCCGGCTTTAATCTGCACCTCCGTCGCTTTCCAGTACCCGTCTTTTATCTGGAATACCATTGGCGGTGCCGAAGGGAAGTTTAAATCGGTTGAGATGTACTGCCGCATTATCAGCATGCCACCACTTAGGTTGGCCAGGGCATTACGTATTGCTGTTGAAACGATGCCATCAATATTGCTGATAACAAACTGTAGATCCTGCGTGCCATCCTTGTTTCTGGCTGGCAGCGCCACGGCCATAGCAGCGGCTTCGAAATTCACCGATGCGCCAGTTTCCGTGATAGCGGTGATATCCTCGAAGTTCTCAACCAGCCAGTAAGTCTCGTCACCGACGGTGATCTGCAGCGTATTGAAGAGAATCTCACTGCCGCCACTGGCGTATAGCCTGTTCAGGGTTGGACTGGTCATGCTTCAGGCCACTCCCTGTTTAACGCCAGATCGATAATATCGCTGCCAGCCACCAGTTCCGGGAAATTGCCCCACCCCGGTGGTAGCAAAGGACGCTCCCATAACTCCAGTTGCGCGCTGTAACGCCAGTATTTTGGTGAAACCAGCGTCGGTCCCTCATATATGTCGGTGAACCGGCATTTATAGGCTTGCTGGCAGCCCAGCGGCGTTTGCAGCTTCATCAAAAACCATGCGGCGCCATCCGTAAGTGCATCGCGGAACCATGCCTCAAACAGCTGGGCCTGATTATGCTTTGTAAAAATCCAGTTCACGGTGGCGATAGTTGGTGTTGATGTATACTTTCGGCGCTGTCGGGCCCGGCCGGATGTCGTTTCGGTGCGCTGCAGCGGGCTGACAGGCTTGAAACCATAACCATCCTGCAATGGCATCGGCAGGTAATCGTGTGGATAAAAAATGTCAGGCACGTGATCACTCCTTCCTGGTCCGGCCATAGAATCCATTTAAGGCCCTGCCAAACTCATTAGTTGGCTTTACCACCTGAGCCGCCATTTCCTTACGGATCGATATCACCAGTTGGCGGTTTCGCTGGTCGATAGCCATCAGCGTTGCGTCATCGGGTTTTCCGGTGAATGAATTCTGGATATGAACGGTTCCACCAGCCGAGGCCTGCCTGGCCTGTTGCACCCTCTCCAGGGTCGCATCGAGCTTGGCAGAGGTGCTGGCTGTTACCACTCGCTCTCCTTTCTGCAACAACCAGGTCCCTGTTTCCGGTACCCGGTCAATGCCATCATGAGCCATACCGGCAAGCGACTGTCCGGCTATCAAAGCCACTGACGCGTAACCAACGGCGCGGATTGCTGTGGCCGCCGGGATCCCCATAATCAGGCCGCCTTCCGCCATAGCCTTGGTTGCTGCCAGTTCGGTATTGATCACAGCCTGCGCCATTGCCGCCGCCTTGCTGGCAATAAACAGGGTCTTATAGGCAAGACTGCCCTCCTGCCCGATGCTCTGTAGTAGTTGCGCTGACTGGCCAGCGAGATCAGAGAACATAGCCAGGCTGGCAGATGTGTATCCAGCCTGGATATCCTGTAGTTGCGAAGCATTAGTCTTGTTAATTTCAGCGACACGATCGGCGTAGGTTTGCTCATTAATCTCCTTTTGGTCGAGCAACTCTTTCTGCATCTCAAGCTGAGTTTCATGCCACTTTTCCAGTTCTTTTTGCGCATCAGCCACACGAATAAGTTCGCCGCTGGCGCCGCCGACAGATGAATCAATACCACCGAACTTCGGAGCTTCCTGAACCGATGCTTTTGATATCCGCTCCATTGTCTTGCGGTATTCTTCAGTCGCAGGTGCAGCCTCTCGCAGCAGTTTAATGCGTTCACGAGTGGTATTTAGCAGCGCCTCCTCTGGCTCCAGCAGTTCCTTATTCAGGGATTTAAGCCGCTCTACAGCGTTAAGATGATCAAGCGCCGCAGAATTTCGAAGAAGTTCTTTCTTTTGAGCTTCAGAAAGAACAACCAGTTCACCCTGGGTTACCTGATATTTGGTTTTGGCGAGTTCGGTATTTTGACCGGAAAGCGCGATCTGCTCCTGCTGCTGGGTGATGAGGCGTTTATACACATCCTCTGTTTTCTCACCTTCGGTTTTACCCCCTTTCGCCTTAGGTTTATTGGCCTCATTATTTCGCCATTCCGCAAGACCGTTATTAATCAACTCCTGACGGCCTGTCTGGAATTGAGGGTCACTGGTTAATCCCAGATCGTCAGCCGCATAACTCAGCCGTAAACGTTCTTTGGCCTCACCTTTAAGGCGTGACAACTCCAGATCCCGGCGGCTCTTTTCAAGGGCATCGGTTTGCTTTTTGTCGAGATCGGCCTGAGGAAGTCTGAGTGGAACGTTAGCCAACCCCTGACGGGCCATTAGGAGCTGATTACCCAGCCCCAGCAAACGGTTAAATTCGTCATGCTGCCCATTCATCAGCAGGAGAGATTGATAAGCCCGGTTTTGATTGGCCGCCTCTTCTCGGATGAGTGCCACCCGTCGATGCTCAAGCCCCTCAAGAACCTGCTGAATAGAAGCGGATTTTTCCTGCATCTGAGCAAGCCTTTCTTGCTCAACAGATAACTGCTCTGTAGCCGTATCCAGCCCACGAGTCACAGTGTCCAAAGATGTCAGGTGGTTAATCATGAAACCACCGCTGGTAGTCGGACCAGGGTTATTGATCACTGACTGATAACCAGCTATCTCCTCTTTCAGGCTTTCAATCTTGCTTTTTTGTTCATCAATCAGCCTGTTCTGTTCATTCAGAGCGGCACGAGTTTTCTCTGCATTATCTGAAGCTTCAGGCAGAGTCATTGCCCTCGACTTTTTACTTACTTCATCGATCGTACTGGCATATTCCTGAGCAGAACGGCGAGCCTGCTCCTGATTTTGATACATCGCATACCAGGCACCAGCCCCCAGCATAACCAGCCCCGGCACGCCGCCAATAAGCCCGAGGGCACCGCCCATAAGGCGAGTACCTACAGATGTCACACTATTGAGGTTGCTTTGGGTGGTAACACGATTTGCAAGGTTCCGGTCTCTGGCAGCCTCAGCAGAAGCCAGTCGTCTTTCAGCAATAGCCTGGACATCGGCATTTTTTGCAGCCACTAGCCCTGCCTGCGCACGATCAAGCGCTGTTCTGGCCCTGACTTTTTCTGTAGCGGTGCCACTTGCAAGAGCGGTAGTGAGCCTGGTCTGGGCTGCAGTGACTCTTGTTTCAGCTGCTGCGATTTTTTCATGCTGAGCGGCTTGCACATCCGCACTTCGCGCTCGCTGAACAGCTTGCTGGGCTCGATAAACTTCAGCCCTCGAAGCTGCAATAGCAGACTGAGCGGCTTTGTCCTGTGCAACAGCGAGAGCAACCTCAGATTTCGCAGCTGAAATTAATGCACCTGTTGCACTTGTGGCACTGGTTACCACTCCGCTGAGGTATCTTGCCAGCCCGACGCCAACAAGCGCTCCCGCCACCGTTGTGATCGTGGACATATTGTCTGCCACATCACTCAGTGCGCCACTTACTGCCGAAGAGGTTAAAGAATCAAGCGTCTGGGCAACTCCGTCCAGGCCACCAGATAGCGCATCAGTAGCACCAGTAGCCTGGTTGATACCTCCAACCCATGCCATGAAGGAGTTGGTGACTTTTTGCAGGGATCCGGAAACTGTTTGCGGCATGCTGGCAAACTCACCCTGTAATGAGCCCAACTGGCTCATTAATGCAGGAACAACCTTATCGATCGTAAGTTGCCCCTGGTCAGCCATGCTCTTCAGGTCTTTGCGGGCCACGCCCATTCCGGCGGCAAGTGCACGGATGACACGATCACCTGCTTCGTTAACGGCGTTGAATTCTTCGCCGCGAAGAACTCCCTGTGCAAGCGCCTGGCTGAATTGTGTGATAACAGAACTTGCTTCCTGGGTATTTGCTCCTGAAAGTTTGAGGCCGGTTGAAACAGCCTCGGTAATTTTCAGGACTTCATCAGAGCTATACCCGTATTCGCGCATGGAAGCTGCTGCGCGTGAAAAAAGGTTTGCGTTATCGGAAAATGCCGTTCCGGTTCGCTGGCTGATTTCCAATAACTGGCGCTGAGAGACTGCAAAATCATCAGCAGAAGAAGATGCCTGCTTAAGGCGCGCATTTACAGAATTCCACTCATCTGCAATCTGCACAAGTTTGCCAGTCGCAAAAGCTGCCGTAGCGGCAGCGGCAGCCCTTCCTGCCGATGCAAAACCATCAGTAAGATCGGATAATGCTCTTTCGCTTTCACGCGATGCTGCTGCGGCCTGCCGACCGCCATTTTGCATGGTGCGGTAATATTCCTGCCCCATGCGCGAGGCGCGGGAAATTTCCGTCTGGAATGATTGCGAGTTAGCGGAAATTTTGATTATTAACTCACGTAAAGTTGCCATTTATTCTTACTCCAGACGTAAAAAAACCGCCGAAGCGGTTTTATTTTTTTATTTCCAGACCTTTTGCCTGGCTTCTTCGAGGTATTCTTCATCAGTCTTAACCGGTGGGGAATCGACTGCTAAATCACTACCACAGTGTTTACATTTAATAGCTTCGTTTTTGATTAACTCTGCACAGAATGGGCACTTCTTCATGCCATCGTTTTCAATTAAGTCTTTTTCTTCTGCCGCAACATCCTTCTTTATTACCAGAGAATGCACAAAAGCGATTATAAACAGCAGAGCACCATACACCCACCATGCAAAGAAAGATCGCCCTTTGCTTTGAGCAATTAAGGCAGGAATTAAGCCTATAACAATTGAAACTAGTAAAATTTCCATTTAGGTTCCCCAGTATTATAAGTCTAAGAATCCTAATATTATCTGGGTCAAAAGTCACTGCGTTGCGGCAGTAAGTGCAGCCTCAAGACCAGCAAAGGGATCTTCAGGTGCTGATTTCTTGTCATCATCCCAGCGCAGGATTGCATCTTCCAGCGGCACTTTGACCCCCTGAGAACCATAAACGGCAGAGACTATCTGGGCGGCCTGAATGTCACCGCGAATATCGCCAACGGGACTTTGCCTGTCGAACTCAATCCACATCAGAAGCTCGCTCGCCGTCATGTTCTGCCGAAGCTCTGAAAGCGTGCGCCCCATGCGGAGCGCAAGCGACATCAGGAACTTTACGCCGGGGGTTGCGACTTTTCCCGCGCTTCTTCCGCGTTATTAATAAGGTCCAGCGCCTGTTTCAGCAGGCGTGAATGCACGGGTCCGTAAATTTCACGCACCTGCCCTTCTTCATCGACGCTGAATACCGGTTGCTTATCGGTGTCGCACAGGACGTCAATGAAGAGAACCACGTCAGCGCAAAGATTACGGTGGGCCTTTTCAGATACCGACACATTTTCATCGTCAGCACCGACTTTCACTACTTCCTGCCAGCGCAGCCAGGCTTCGCCAGACGGCTCACGAAGAACAACTTCGACGCCTTCCCACTCAGGAACCGCCACCGTCTTATGACGAAAGCCTGACATCTTCGCCATGGCTAATTTTTTCAGATTTTGCGACATCTGTTATGCATGCCGGGCCAACCCGGCATCTCCATTAATTGACGGTAAGGGTACAAGTTGATGATGTAATTGTCTTAACCGGGGCAGAAGAATCAGTGACCACGCAGGTGTAATCTCCCGCATCACCCGAAACAGCGCTGGATTTATTGAATGTGTCAGATGTTTGCCCACTGATGGTGACACCACCTTTCTTCCAGGCATAGCTGTAGGGAAGTTTACCGCCAGCGGCGGTGACCGCCATACTGATCGGCGCCCCAACCGCTACAGATTGTGCGGCGGGCAAATCAGTGGTCAGTTTAAGGGCCGGGTCAATCGGTACCGGCTTCCCTTTCAGACGCAGGGAGAACGTTGCCGCCACTACGCCGTTAGTACCGGAAGACCAGGTGTGCTGGCGAACTTCGGCAAGGAACTTAAAGCCATTGCCAGACGGGAAGATGATCTGGAAGCCATAAACCGTGTCGTTGTCATACGCATCACGCAACGCATCCTGCGCAGCATTACGGTAAAAGTTACCTGACAGTGAAATCTCCGAAGGGGCCGGGAGACCATTGACGTTCTCCTGCTCAGTGGAGCATAGCGTGGTGACGTCAATATCCTGTTTTTGCCCGCCGGTGAACTGCGCCTCTTTGAGAGTGCAGCTCAGATCGAGATAGACGGCAGTTTCCATTGCGTCTCTGGTCGTTGGCAGTGACGAAATGAGGATTTTCGTCAGCTGCGATTTTTCATAATTCGAGGACATAGTGATCTCCGGATATAAAAAAGCCGCCCGGAGGCGGCAGAGTTAATATGAAGGGTGGCTTTATTGCCAGATCTGAACTTCAAGCGTGGCCCGGTAAAGTCCTGTGTCCGGCTCGTAGCCGTTGATCTCGTTCAGTCCGACAGGATGCAGATCGGCCAGAGCAGATTTAACCTGAACACGCAGCGCCCGGGCGTCATCAATCGACGAGGCCCAGGCATCAACCTGAACCGTGCTTGCCGTTTCTGCCGGGCCGCAGAAAACATCCTCGCTGACTGAGCCCGGGAGCAGATAAATCACCCACGGTGCCGTGGTACCCTGCGGCGCAACGTACGGAAAAACGTTTCCGCCTGCCAGCGCACTGAGCCGCTGATAGATGTCAGCCTCTGTCATTTCGCCAGCACCTCATCGATGGCCTGATTCATACGGGCAAGCGCTGCCTGCGTAGCTTCTTCCTGCCGGGTATCGAATGCCGGGCGAACGAAGGGGTGCGCAGGCATATTCGATGTACCGAGTTCAACGAAGCGCCAGTAAAAAGCGTTGCGCGGATTGCTGGCCTTCATTTTGTTGTCGCTGTTGCCGGTGTCCGGGTTAACGCCCCGGATATGCACGCCGGAAGCGATTTCGCCGCGACGGCGACCCTTCTGGGTCACCACCACCACGTTTTTTTTCAGTTTCCCGGTAAGGACGGGCGCACGATCTTCTACCTCCTGTCGCAGAACTTCTGCACCAGCACGCGTGGCATCACGCAAAACCTTATTATTTTCAGCCCTGCTGAGCGTCTCCAGATCCTTCGCGATATCGGCCAGACCGGAAAAATCAAGACTCGTTGAAATCACTGTTTCACCCCCTTCTCGCAAAGCAATTCAAGCCTGGTGCCGTTCTCTGCTGAGATAGCCGACTTAATGTCATATATCTCACCGCCTCCGGTAGGCGGCAGATGAACGGCTCGCCATCCTGTGGTTACGGGAATGCCTGGATAACGACGCATCCAAATCCGGGTAGTGGTACTGCTTATCTCGGCTCCGCCATCTATCATCTCCCGCCCGGAGACGTCCGCCACCTCAGCGCGGACTGAAGTTACATCCACCCAGCCAGTGGCAGGCTGCCCCGAAGGCAGGCGCCCTGATGCTGGCTTTTGTAACGTAACCCTGTGTCGCAGTCGCCCCGCTCTCATACGCCATATATCCGGTAGGGTTGAAGAAGCGCTTCTGTTGAGAACGCAAGCGCAGAAGTTACGTTACCTACGTTTACAGCTTCACGGTTTGCGTACCAGTGACCGATAAGCAGAAGCATAGCCATTTCGATGTCTTCGCCATAAAGCAACCGATCAGGGTCAACGAGATAGTCAGGATCATCGGCAGTGTCATAAAGCCGACGGCGGGTCCATGTTTCGACGTACCGCGCCGCAGCTTTAATACTGGTGTCGATCCAGATATCGTCTTCCGTGAAATCCTGCTCAATGTTGCAGTGGCGCTTAACCTGCTCTTTGGTCAGCATGCCCACTCCTTATTTGGTCTTGCCATTCCCTTTCGGCTTTTGGTCTTTATCAGGATCCGGCTTTTTCTCGCCAGGCTCCTGAGCGTAACCGCTGGCCAGAAGGTCGCGGCCGTGTTGCTCCAGCGTTTCGAACTCTGTGCCTTCGGTAAGCACGTTGCCTTCAAAGTAGATAGGCTTGATAGCGATCAGCTTCATGGCTGTCTCCTTAAAGGAAAAAAGAAAAGCGGCCCGCAGGCCGCCGTTAAGGATTACGCACCGCCACCAGCAGCAGGCGCAGTGAAGGCTCCGTAGATGAATGCTTCCGGGCGTTTCACCGCCAGCGCCAGGCGCTCTTCGCAGCGAATCGAGATCATGTTTTTCTCGAAGTCGTCGGCGTTCTCAGTGGAGATCACCACGTTGGCATCTTCACGGTCGAACAGCTGCGCCGCGGCGTTAAATGCACCAGTCAGGAATTTACCCTGGAAGGCTGCAGCTTCGGTCGCAACCACCGGCAGCCCCCACAGGGTCGGACCGGTCAGGGCCGCCGGGTTCGCCAGGATATAGCGGCCCAGCGTGTCTTTGGTGAGTTCAATCTTCGCCCAGTCGATGAAGTGCAGGACGTGGCCGGAAGCCGGGAAGCGCGCCAGCTGCGCCTGCAGCATTGCGAGGCGGAGATCATCAATGCCGTTCTGCTGCTCAACGGTAAAGGCAGCGTCATAAGCAGACGCCTGTGGGACGATGCCTTTCAGGTGCGCGCCGGTACCATCGCCAAAGAGAATCTCCTGCTCTTCGACATATTTCAGGCCGTAACGCATCTCGGCGTCGATAGTGGACTGCAGCTGCGCGAAGTCATCCAGGATCTGTTTGGACGCCTTGAACATGTGCGCGATGGTGGTGACCGGCGTGATCTGCGTGGCAAACTGAATATCGCTGTACGGCTTGGCGGTGCCTTCCGGCACGACTTTCGCCGCATTGGTGAATCCGGTCTGCTGCACCCAGAAGATGGCCGGTGCAGATGTGCGGCCAGGCGCGATCAGATCGCGGATGAAAAGGCGCTGCTTTGGTGCGGTGTCGATACCCGGCAGACGCTGCGGTTCAACCACGCCGGGGGCAACATCAGTGGAAATCAGCGCGGCGTTCACCGGCACGCTGACGCGCTTACCGCCTTCAACGCTTGCCGCGAACGCTTTCAGTGCTTCGCTGCTGATGACGGTCTGGCCGACGGTCTCGATCACTTTTGCCGCGTTGGCCAGCGGCATCTGAGCAACCTGCTGCTCAAGTTCGCCGAGCGCCGCCTTCAGCGCTTTTTCAGCATCTTTCAGGGCGTTAAATTCCACTGCCATTTTGTCGACGGTGTCTTTGGTTTCCGCTGACAGCTCGCCGTTTTTCTTTGCTTCTTTCAGCGCTTCTTCTGCCTTGGCATTGAATTTTCCGGTCGCCTCTTCAATGCTGGCGCTAACTTTTTTCAGGATCTCATTTACATCAGACATAACATCTCCGTTTTACTGGGCAGCCGCTTTCAGGCCGCTGAGTGCGGCTTCCAGTCGGTCAATAGTTTCATTTTCGATGGTGGCAGCGCTCGGCGTACCGTCAGGGGTGGCAGCAGCGCCCGGCGTGCTGCCTGATAAGGCTTTAAGAAGTTTTCTCCGCTCAGATCGGGGGGTATTTGCTTTCGCCAGCAACGCATCGAGCTTACGCAGCGCTGCTGCGGGGCTTTCGTCGTCGTCCGCGATTTCATCGGCAGAAAGCAGGCTGTCAGCAAAACCTTTCTCCACCGCTTCGCTGCCGCCGATATAAGTTTCGCCGTCCATCATCCTGTTGACCGTAGCGGCATCGAGGCCGCTGCGCGCCTGATAGATATCGCTCATGGCGTTATCAAACGGCGCCATATCAGCGGCGATCTGCGCCAGGTCGTGACGGTTGCCCATCGCGTAAACCCAGCAGTTGTGGATCATCAGGAATGCACCGCGCCCGATCTGCACGTCGTCACCGGCCATCGCGATGACCGACGCCGCCGACGCTGCCAGGCCCAGTACCTTCACGGTGACCCTGCCTTCGTACTCGCGCAGCAGATTATAAATCGCAAGGCCCTCGAACATGTCGCCGCCGGGGCTGTTGATGTTGACCGTTACGTCAGCACCGCCGAGCGAACGCAGCGCACCCGCAATGCGGCTGGCCGTCACCCCCTCTCCCCAGTAATCAGCACCAATCACGTCGAAGATTGAAATGCTGTTGTCACCGTCCCGGGCGGCGCGGATGCCGCCGTTCCAGCGCTCCATTGCCGCAGCCGGCAGATCAGGTTTTTCGCGCGCAAAAGGTCGCCCCTCCGGCGCAGCCGGAAGGCTTTTAATCGTCATGGATGCTCCTAAGCCGCCTGTTTCAGCGGGGACTGTTCGAAGGGAATATCAGGGAATACATGGTTATGAACCTGCCGCAGCGCGAAAGCCTGCGCGGCCTGGCTGTTCTGTTTAAGATCTTCAAGCGGCGTCAGGTTGAGCTGCACCGTGTAAATATCGCCGCCCTCAATCGGTGGCATATTCTCCAGGCGACGCACATCGTTGCGGGACATCCAGCCGTTCTGCAGCGCACTGGTGTAGTAAGCAGCCCGGCCAGCGCTGTCGGCGCGCAGCAGGCCCTCAACTGAGAACTCAGCAAAGAGGTCCTCTTCGCCATTCAGCAGGCAACGGGAGATCTCCTGCTCAATGTTCACCAGCAGCGGGCGCAGCGTGTGGGTCAGGAACTGTAGGTTCATCCCCTCAAGACTCGACGCCCAACTGCTCTGCTTCGAGGTGTGGCCGACCATAAACGGCGGCACGCGGAACCAGCGGCAGATTTCCTCAATGCTGAATGAGCGACTTTCCAGCATCTGCGCCGCTTCCGGGTTCATGGTGACGTTCTGATATTTCAGCCCGCCCTCAAGAACCATAATTTTTCCGGCGTTTTTAGACCCAGTAAAGGCCTGCATATAGCCCCGAAGTCGCTCTCTTTGATCCTTATCAAGCGCCTGGTCAGCAGAAAGAAAGCCCGAGCTTTGCAGGCCATTTTCGAAAATCTTTGCAGCTGACTCTTCGACGGCCATCGCCGCGCCGATCACGTCACGACCCGTCATCATTGGCATCATGCCGCAGGCACCATCAAGGCCAAACCCCCGGATGTGCATCAGGTTCTTTTCGGAGATAACGCGTTTCTTGCCGTCCTCGGTGTAGGTGTATTCCAGCCTCCCGGTATCCAGCCGCTTCACCACCATGTTCTGGGGCAGCAGTGGCACCAGCGACACCAGCTTATTGCCGATAAACAGCTTCTCGACAAAGGCATTACCGCGCAGACAGATGCTGGCCACCACCATGAGCATGAACCGGGACGGCGTCATTTCCAGGTTGGGACGGCGACAAAGCACCTGGTAAACCGGATGGTTCTGCGCCAGCTTGCGCGAGCCATCAGCCTGTCGGGTGTAAATCTTAACCGGCAGCGTGGACACCGACTCGCTCAGAAGCCGGACGCAGGCCCAGACTGCCGAAAGCTGGATCGCCCGATCTGCCGTGACGACCTTGCCGCTGCTGCTCGTGCCGTACCACTCCTGCCAGAACGTTCCGGTAGTCAGGCTGATGGGCACGCCCAGCCAGTTGAGCAGGGCGCTTTTTACCTTGCCCGGCTGCTTATTTTTCTTCATCAGAAACCTACCATGATGGGATTTTCAAAGAAGCCGTTAAGATCCTGTCGGGTCTCCGGCAGCATGGCCCGGCCTATATCCATGATCAGGGCAGTGGCCCCGTCGATTTTGTTCTCGCTGTGCTCCTTAATGGGCCGCACAACGTCATCGTTACCAGGGAGGTGCTTACCCACCACGTTAGAGATACACCATGTCAGTATGGGATGGCCGTCATGGTGGAAGCGTCCGGCCTCTATCGCCGCCTCAAGCTCTTTCATCGGATCCGACATATTGGTGTAGTTCTGGACGATGGTTATCGGGCTGAGCCCCTCATCGGCCAGATGGTGGGACAGGTTAGTGGCTCCGTGAGGGTCGATGGCAGATTCCTCTACCGGGTTCTGCCGGTTGACCGCCTTCGCTTCCTCCAGGATGACGCGGTAGTCGATTTCTGCGCCTTCGGTTACGTCCAGATGGCCTGAGTTCACCCACTTCTGGAAGCGTTCAGCAGTACGCTGATGATCGGTGTCGGTGCTGTATACCGTGTCATAGGGCACCCAAAACTTAGGCGCTACACAGTAATAATGCCGCCTGCCATCAATATCACGCGTGAAGATCCGCACCATGCTGTTCATATCGAGCTTTCGCGCCAGGTCGAATGAGAGGTAGCAAGGCTGCCCCTCGAACTGCTCTATTGTCAGCGTCTCATCCTCACAGTTGCGCCAGCTGACGAGGTTGAAGTAAGCCGCCCGGGCTGATACCCAGATGTTCAGATGCTTGGTTTTGAAAACGTTGGCCTGGCGGGCGTTGTTCATGGCCCGCTTCTGCTGGCTCAGCAGGAAATCGCTGTAGACAGAAATACCCATATTGGGATTCGCCTTGCGCAGCACCGCCGGATCGGTCCAGTCGTCACCCTCATCAACGGTGTAAATCACACCGAACAGTTCATCGTTAGGTACTGTGCCGTTCAGCATTTCAATGACTTCCCGGCGCTTGTCGTAGCACGGTCCCTCAATGTTGTAGCCCGCAGTGGTGATGGCCCACATCAACGGCTGGCGCCGGGCACCCATACCTGTCAGCATGGTGGTGTAGAGCGCGTCGGTATCGTGTTCATGATATTCGTCCACGATCGCACAACTCGGAGAGGCACCGTCGCCAGGGTTACCGATCAGCGGCTCAAGACGGGCACCATCTTCCGGCCGGTTCATGTTGGAGGCATTAACCTCCACGCCAAACGCGTCACAAAGCGCCGGGGTGCGTTTACACATCAGGCGCGCCGGGCGAAACACTTCCCACGCCTGCTTTTCTGTCGTGGCGCCGGAGTAAACCTCTGCGCCAAACTCGTCGTCACAGGTGAAGCAGAACAATGCCACACCGGCAGAGATCGCCGACTTACCATTCTTACGCGGGATCTCGGTATAAACCTCGCGGAAACGCCGCAGCTTCGAGCCCTTGCGTACCCAGCCGAACGCCGAGCAGACGATAAACAGCTGCCAGGGCTCAAGGGTGATAGGCATGCGTTTGAAGGCCCACTCGCCTTTCGTATGCGGCAGAAGCTGGATAAACTTTGCCGCCTTTTCCGCCAGATCTTTATCGAACCGGTAGAGAAACTTTTTCGTTTTCTCTTTCGCCAGATCATCAAGGTGCCGCTGGCACGCATCGATGACGTAGCGGCACGCTACAGTTTTCCCCCGGACGATGTCGCGGGCATACTGATTTGCGGCGTTCACGTTAGGGTAGGCTTTGCGTGTCATAGATTTTTAAAGGGGTTGTCCGACTGTTTTTTGTTCCCACCAATCAGGCGCTGCCTGCTGCTGGGGTCCAGCCCGAGCATGCCTCCGAAGGAGGCCATCTGCCGCATTGCTTCATTCAGCACGGTCAGCGCCGGGTTTTTGATCACACCGCCCATTGCGCCGGTTACGGTGATTCCATTTTTAGCAACGTCCACCTGCGCAGCGCGGGCGTTGGCATAGGCCACACAAAACATTTCGAGGTTGTGTAAATCCGTGGCGCACAAAACCTCCTGCGCGCACAGCTCATTAGAGACCATTCTCCACATTGTCGCAGCGGATTCGCTGAGCCACTCGGGCGGGTCAACGCCGGTTATGGGTGTGAAGGAGGGTTCTTCTTTATTGAGGGCGCGCTTACCCGGATTGCCTGCCAGCAACTTCCGGGCAGTCGGCTTGGCGCGGCGTCCGGATCGGCCCGTCGCTCCAGCCATAGACGCTCCAGTTAAATTTTATATTTCGCGGGTGTAAAAATCTGACTGAGGCGGCGGTCCTTAGCAGGCAGGTGCCTGAACTTTAGACCCGCCCCCCCCCGGTAGTGAGAATCGATATCATTCACATCAAAATGATTGCATTTGAAATCATTTCGCATTACATCAGTCGAGATTGAAGTCATCACTGAGTTTGCGGCGTCGCGCGCTACTGGCATTGTGCGGACAGGCGCTGGAGTTATGTCCTGACTGACCGCAGTAACCGCAGCGCAGGTTCGCACGGCGGGCTGAGCCGCCCCATGTCTTTGGGCAATTCGCTACGGTGTGCAGCGTCGAGCCGCACTAGGTGCAACGCGTATAGCTTATCGGGTTCTCTCCGTCGCGGTCTTGCGCTTATGGCATGGCCAGCAAAGCGATTCGAGATTGCTGTCTTCGTCTTTACCGCCGTGGGCTTTCGGAATAATGTGGTCGACCGTTTCCGCAGGGCGTGGCCTGCCGTTGCGCAGGCACTGCTGGCAGATGTGTCGATCACGCTTAAGGATGCGGACGCGGATGATGTCCCACTTACTGCCGTAGCCACGCTGGTGGCGGCTTAGTCCTCGCTGGTGCTGCTGCCACCCTTCGTTACGGTGCGCCTCGCAGTAGCCGGAACGGTCTGTGGTAGTGCCGGAGCACCCGCGTTTACGGCAGGCGCGCGGGATAGCTGCTGGCATAATGTTGGCTCCAATAAAAAACCACCAGCTAATGCCGGTGGTTTAATGATAAATTTCTTAGCACGCGAGTATTTCTAACTAGTCTTTTGTTTTCGTTTTAATTTCAGTCCGCCAGATGTTGATGCTTCAATTTCTTCATATTCCTTATAAATCCCAACAATAAGCGTAATCCCAATTGAACCCGCAAGAATTATTGTGGCAACCTCAATTCCAGTAAAGGTAGCGGCAGTTGCTCCAGCGCCAGTAGCATAGAGCGCAAACGAAGCTCCACCAGTAGCGGGCGCAGCAGCAATAGCAGCAATCAACCCTGCCAGAGCGACGCCACTGAATCCTGCGGCTGCCACGGCGACTTTCTTGCTTCGTTTCAAGTTTACGGCAAGGTCTCCCTCGACATGGATAACATCCACCTTGTCTTCTTTTGCTTTTTTCAATTGTTCTTTTGTTGTAACTGTCACCGAATCCATAAAATCCCCAATTTAATGATTTTCCGAAAAGAAACATCATTTTGAGAATACCACAGCATTGTCGCAGGCACTTATTGAATACATGCAACAATACCTATCCCCTACAGGGGGTATTTTCGATTTATCCGCCAGAGGGGATATGCGCATTGTTGTCAGATAGAAGGTGATTTCATCATTCGCTGCAAAAAGCGTAACGGGCAGCAAAGAAGTCCCATTATTTTAGATGTAATTTAAGCGTCTTTCTCACATTAAAAGGAAGTTAGAAATGCCAGATATGGTTGACCCAAGCGACTCTTTGATCAACTTTCAAGATGCCTTAACTAATAAGCTAATCACCCTTTCCTCTTGCGTAGTGCACCCAGAAATGAAAAGGTTTTTCGACGACCCTGAAGGCACACCAAGGATCACTTTTGCTTTATTAGACGGAGTAAATGTAAAAGGAATAGCCATCTACCACCCTACAGAACCGATAAATGGAATGGCATGCTTTAGTTTAGGGTACGCAGTTGCTGAGCAATTCAGAAAACAAGGTGTTGCCACGGAAATTGTACAAAAAAGCCTGGATGAACTACACGCTGGCTTCAGAAAGAACATGCCAAAATTCTATGTTGAAGCAATAGTTGGCGTTGATAATCATGGCTCTAATAAAGTCGCGTCCAGGATAATTTCGGAAAAACCCATTGCTTGCGATGAAACATACTTAGGTAGGCCAGCTCAGAAGTATTTACGCTTTTTGGAGTGAGGAAAGGCATCCAGTCTCCAAAATTATCGATAACAATACTAGGTGTTTTCATTTGTAGGGGCCTTGTAGGAGGCTCTATTTCATAGGGCAGTTCGCCTGCCACCCTTTGTTGTGTGCCAGAATGTCTTTCTTCGTCTGCCGATCCAGCACATCAATGTCGTGATCAGTCAGGTAGATTGGCTTTACCCAGTCGCAGCCAGTATCGATTACCTCAACCTTTGCGGGTCCAGTGTCCGCGCAGCTCGCGATCAACATCGTCATCAGGCATATGGTTAACAGTCTGCTGTACATTGCTGGCCTCTTTCGTTGCTTCTACCCGGCGTTCTGCTGCTGCGACCGTTGCCGCGGCGTTATCTTCGGTGCGCTGCTGATCAGCTTTTGCTTCCGCTTTGCTGGCGCCGCGTGAATGGCCTAATCCAAATGCGCCAGCAATAGCAGCGATCACCGCTGCAGCCAGCCCAATAATCACTTCGATACCCATCGTGACCTCACAACAGAACGGACTTCGCCAGGTTGAACAGAGTGCGCCGTTTATCCAGGCCGTTACGTCCGCCATTGATGATCAGCGTGACGCGCTCTACATCGCCCGAATAAAGAAGGCAGCCGTGGGACACGTAAAACCATGCTGCTGATCGCGCGGCATAGACATCCTGCTCCAACAGTTCCGGGTGGGTTACCAGATCCAGCTTCAGCGCCTGCCCGCAGTTACGGTAGTTGCTCATGCCTGTGATCTGCTTCAGACCGCGGCCCCGGTATTTCCAGCCGTCACCAGCCACCTGATTGCCCAGGTTCTTTTTGCCCCACTCTCCGCCATAAACCAGATTGGCGATCGCTTTCTGGTTAGCTGGCTGCGTGGCCGTTCTGCCGAGGGCTGCGGCCTGTTGTGCTGTGATACGGTGCTTACCGAACACTGACACCAGACTGTCTGCCGCATAGTTCAGGTTTTCCACCAGCCGGGAAAAACCAACGGACTCATGGCCTATCTGTGAGATGAACATGGCCTGGTCGAGTGGCGCGGCAATGCCGAACTCTTTCATCGCTGCGTCGATATGCGGATACCAGCGCGCAGCTAACCCGGCGCTGATACCAGCCGCCTTCTGAAATTGTGTTTGGTTCATTATTGCCTCAGATGATCAACCAGGCGCGCAACGTTGCCTCTGACGGCCACCAGCATGGAAAGGAAAATGACGTTGGCACCAATGGTGGCCCACGATGAATGAGGATATATGCCGCACAGATAGGCTAACGGCACCGCGCTGTACGTGACAGTAATCAACCACGCCAGGCGGGAAACCCACGGGCGATGACGTGAATCACCGCGACGGTAAAACATCAGGGTGATCACCACCCCGGCGCAGAGCAACGCGTTGATAGTTGCTGTCGGGTCATTTAGTACCACCAGAACCTCCCCGGCGCGTTATCAGCGCCACCAGCGAGCCGACATCCTGGTTATTCAGGAACGTCAGGATTTTGACTGCTAATGCAGAAACAATAACTGCACCAATGGCGTCCAGAGGTTTATCGCTGTAGCCAGTCCAGTTAGCCAGCTTCGAACCCACCAGGCCGGAACAGAGAATACCGGCGATATAAGACACAACGAAATATGCCATTCGGCGTGCCGCGCCCAGGTCAGCGGCTGTAGCGATGTAGAATACAGCCCCTGCAAACGCGCCAAACACCACACCGTAATCTGTCCCGGTCAGCAGTCCATAGACACTGGCACCCGTAAGGGCACCACCGGTCAACCCAGTGCCGGAAATCGGATCGGACATTTAGCCCCCTCTTATTGCCGTGAGTCCTCTCAGAAATGAGGGGAAGAAAAGCCGTCTGTGCGGCTGTAGTTGTCACTCTGTCAAAGGCCGCAGGGCGCGACCTTTTGCACAGTGTTATTTGTTTGGTTTAAAAAGGGGCCATAGCAGAACAATCGCTCAAGCCACCAGAACACCATTTGCAGGAATCGACATCATCTTGCTGGTGAAGTCGATAGCCAACGCCAGAAATAACAGTACCCAGGCGGCGGCCTAGCGGAGATTACTGATCACAGATATTGATCCAGAGGAAGCTGCAGGTCCTAGGAGATTTTCTTCAGCTGCTTCTCTTCGTTTCCACCGATCCCGTCGTCATCGGCTACAAAGAGACATAGAACATCAACAGCGTCGTTGACACCAACTTCATCAGCCAGTTCGCGCAGAATCTTGGCATTGGCAGGACGTATGGAGGCTTAGTAATGAATGCGAATTTTGCGGTTCATCTATGGGAGCTCACTAGCGAAAGGCGCTTGAGCAGTAGGCCTTGATTAACTTGTGATCGGCAAGCATAGGCTGATGCTAGTGGGTTCTACAACACCCACCAGCCACTCACTTCCACAGCAAAATCTATCTACCCAAAGGATCAAATGCATAAAAAAACCCCAACGTTAAGGTCAGGGCATTTCAATAAAATCAGAAGGTTATGCATTTCCAGGAGGAACATGCCAAACTCTCCGGCCATCCTCATGGTTTTCAATGATCTTGGCTGCTGTGCTACCACCAAAAGTGTGCATAAAACTATGGTGTATCGTCAACACAATATCTTGTAATGCCTGGTCATCTTCCATCGGTGTAATTTTTAGACCGATTTGGCTGGCCTTATCACTGTGAATATGACGAGCATGTGCAAAAGTTGAGCTATGATTGTTCAGGCTCGAACAAATAGCAGCTGCTTTTTGTTGAGCGTCAGCCTCGCCTTGGAACATCCCAGTAATCAACCAATCGCTTACAATTGTTGTTGCCCATTGGATGGCCTTTTCACACTCACCAATGAATGTTGGATTGAGTTTTGACATTGTAAATTGCCAATACGCGGCAGTCGCAGGGTTTTGAACTATGTCTTGCATAGCCTTCTGCGCCTCCTCAATCACACCATGTGCCGGTACGCCTCCTACTTGCGGATCAAAGGGGCCAATATTTGATTGTTTCCCCATGATAATTTCTTTTGCGCAACAAGCCAACATAGTGCCAGCAGACATCGATATCATAGGAACAAAAGCGCGGATATTGTTACCAAACTTAGCTCGCAGGTAATAACCTATAGATTCTAAGGCGGCAATGTCTCCACCGGGGGTATGCAAAATAAGGTCAAGTCCTTTCGATGCATCAAGCCCATGGATCGCTGTCATGAATCCATTTTTATCATCGTCTGACATTGCACATAAATGAGAACTATTCTGTAGAAAACCAGAATAATAGGCGATGACGTTACGCCCAGTCATCTGCGACATCTCTTTGATATATTTGCTTCTTACTGTGTCCAGCGGGCTTTTCTGGGCGAGAACTGCCATCTCGCCCATAACATGATTCCAATTAGGCATTGTTCATCTTATTGTTAGTATGAATAAAGTTGGTACGATGCATTTCCTTGTTGATTAATATCAACATTTTCTAGTTGGGAACCAGTGGAATAAATCACACCTTTTTGACCAGAGCCACTTGCGGAGGTACTCATGACTCTACGGCCAAACTCAGCTGCTGTTTCGTTCGGCATAAATTTTGCGGGAGTTATTCCAAACCCTTCATAAAGCTGGTTTATATTCATAGCTGCGCCTCTCCAATCGCTACATGTAGTATTAAAACTAAAACGAAATACCATATGTAGATTTTACTAACGGATAGATACGAAAAAACCTCCTATTAGGAGGTCATGATTACTTTAGTTATATGCTAAATATGAACTCAACATTCTTTTTAAGCAATCATTTTTGCAATGATCTGTGGCATTTCTCAGAGATTTCTTGACTTTTGAGATCATATCAAGGTCTAAGAAACTAATTCACATGATCATATTAACAGTATCTAATCTGAGCTATGACTTTGAAGCGGATATGAACGTTAACTGTTAAGTTAAAAACGACAAAACCCGCTCGGTGGCGGGTTTTTAACTCCGAACATACAATGCCCATCGTTAACGTCAAATCTACACAAAAACGGCAACTTTGCAAGTAAAGTGACGCTAAATAGTGAGATTTATATCTAATTATGCGCTCTTGTTACTTTCTTCAGCTGAGCGTCAGCGTTGCTCTCTTCCTGAAAGCATTTCGTCACCAAGCTTTCATAGAACGGCTTCCAGCTGTAGCGCCACGTGCGATCAGGAAGACTGTCCAGCTCGGCCAGAACGCCGCGGTACGCCACTGAAGATTTAGGTCTGCTGTACCCTCTTCCCTCGCACCGTTTGCACTCCTTATAAACGGGTACGCCCTGAAACTCAGTTTCTTTACGGTCGAGGGTTTTCCCCGCTCCGCCACACTGGCAGCGCTTACTCAGTTGGCCCGTGCCATTGCACTTGCCGCACAGCTGGTGATCCACATCCTTAACCTGACGGAAGACCTCAAAGTCAGATGGAGACTGGCCCAGATCCTTAGCAAACTGAGGCAGGCGCATGGTGTAATGGCTTTTGGTAATCACGCTGGTTTTGGTGATGATGCCTTTGCCCTGGCATTTTGGGCAATCGACACTGTCAGCTGCTGATGAGGCGTAGTCTTTGAAGGCGAAGCGGGCGAGGATCCGCATGCACAGCGGGAACTTTTTACCCGCAGCTTTACGCACCGCCATCGGCGCATGCTGTTTGGCGTACTCGGTCAGCCAGGATATCGCGGCTTCTTTATCCTGTGGGCTGATGCCTGCCTTCCCCAGATACATGGCAAGGCCGATCCCGGCATCTGCCTGAGTCATGCCCAATGCCGCCATAATGTCGGTTACGGTTAACTGATCGCCCGCTGTTGCGCGGACGCTGTCCGAAATGTGCATACCTTTCGGTGCAAAAAATTTTAAAACTCCATCCAGATTCATCGCGTTCTCCACTCCGTCTACGCCAGTACGCCGATAGTCAGCGCCCGGTCTAATGTTTTCAGCAGCAGCTCCGGCTGCGTGCCGTATTTCGCTTCAAATGCCACGGCGTCAGCGTGTAATTCATCGTGGTGCGCTCTGCACAGCGGGATCACGAACAAATCATGCGCTTTGGTACCCATCCCACCCATGCCGTGGCCGATCAGGTGGTGGGGGTCGTCTGCTGGTTTCTGGCAACACGCACAAGGCTGCGCCTTTACCCAGCGGGTGTACTTCTCGTTCTGCCAGCGTCGGCGCTTCGGCCTCAGCATGTAGGATTCCGGCGTCTCTGGATCCACTTGCAGCGCCAGCACCTTTTCAACGGCCTCCTCCACCATGCTGGTGGGCGGTAACGACGGCACAATGTCGGCCTCACGCGTCACCGACTGGAATTTCTCAGCCGGGATACGCAGGACCTTGCGTGCTACCGCCTCCGGGATGACGTGGGCCAGCTTATTGATCGTCAGCCACCAGCAAAGTTCTGGAAGAGTCACCGGATGGGTATCATCGAAACCCAGACCGGCGCGAACAACCGACAATACCCAGGCTACCAGGTTCTTTCGTGCAATGCCCGACAGTTCGGCAGTAAATTGCTCTCGCACCCGGATATCACAGGCCCAGCACAACCGCAGCGCGCCGGGTGCATGCCGCATGGTGACCATTTCGTGATGGTGATAGTCGCTGTGGCGGTATTGGCAGCCAGATTCTCGCATCAGCCAGGCCTCGAGGCATGACAGGCCACCGGCCCGCTGAATGACATCGGCATGCTCAAAGACAGGCACCATTAATGGGTCCTCTGCCAGCGGCTGGCCCGCCGCCGGGAGTTCACCAGTAGGAAGCCCCGCCAGGCGCTCCGGTTCGTTCTCCAGCAGAATGCGCCCGCGATGGAAATGCGGCATGAGCTCAGGGCCAGGCCGGAAAGCCACGATCCCGAACTCCTTCACGACGACAGGGGTAAGTAACGCTCTCACGCAGCATTCCCTTTAGCGATATGCTCTGCCCATAACCCACCAATCCACTTCACCCCTTTAGCCGTGAAGCGCGCCTGACTGAAGGCGTGGTTGGAAGTGTTAGAAGTCCCGGTTTTAACTTCAAAACGTCCGGCGTCGATATGCTGATGCCGCGGCGTCAGCGCACCGCCGAGCCGGTACATGATGTCGTTCTCGATCAGGAAAAGGCGGAATTCTGTTTCTTTGGCTTTAAGCAGCTTTGCCACCTGGCGGAATGAAAGTGAGCCGTTGGCGGTACAGTAGCGATCGACAAATTCGACTTTTGGTGCCGCGGCGGCCAGCTCCAGCGCCAGGCGCTCTTTTTGCTCGGCAAGATCAGCAGCAAGACGCAGCGCCTCTGGCAGGGTCTGAGGTACGCTCATCTGTTGGCCGCTCTCCAGTTCCTGCCAACGGTCAACCAGGCGGGCAGTAAATTCGGGGCAGAGCTGCGCAACAATCACATAGCTGTCACGCTTATTCACCTGGTAGTGATGATACTCCTGGCCGTTCTGCGGATGGGTGTACGGCAATGCCGTATACCCCTCGATGACTCCTTTACCCATCAGTCGCTCGATAGTAATGCACACATCAGGGTGACGTGAACCTACAAGCGCGGCGATATCCCGGCTGGACATAGTCATCGTCTGGCTTGCTGCTACAGCGTGATGTGTAGTGCAAAGAGTAAATACAGTTGTCTGGTTCATGCGTTTCTCCACTTATAAGGCGGCTACACCCGCCGGTTCGTACTTACTGATCGTGATTTCGACCTTTCCTTTCTGCGTTACTGGCCCCCACTCCACCAGCATTCGCTTAATCTGGCTGTCATCCTCCCAGATGCCTGCGTGGGTCAGCGCGTCGAAGAGCGCCTTGTTGTAGTTGTCGATATCGCGGCGCCGCGCGTCTGGCGGGAAAAGAACGATCTCTACCGCTGCCGGAGCGCTGCTGGGCTTCGGTAATTTGCGCAGCTGCTCAATGATCGCAGCGCATGCATCGCTCTGGTATTCCCTGCCCTTGGCGCTAACGAGAGTGCGGCCTTTCAACGGGCCGCTATTTGGGGATCGCCAGTAGGCATTGACGCTCGGCGGGAATGGCAGAGTCAGTTTCATAGCTCAACCCCGCGGATCTCCAGAAATGTGAGCGCCTGTTCGCGCGCGCTTTCATCGCCGATCAGCAGCGCACGAATTATCGCAATGGCTTCGTCTTCGGATTGCTGGCCTGTAATGGTGATCCCACGGGAAACACCCGGGGTGATCGTGATGGCTCCTTTTCGCTTGAGGGTTAGCAAAATGTCCCGCGCAGCGTTTTGCGAGCTGCAGCCCATTAACCCAGCAAGTTCGGTGACGGTTGGAGGGAAGCCGTGCTGTTTCTGGTAGTCAACCAGCAGGTCCAGAACCTCCTGCTGGCGAGTGCTTAGAGGTTTCACGCTGCTTCCCCCTCTTTCTGCCCGACTTTGCGTTCATCCATCAGCATGCGGAATCGGATCCTGAGAGAACGGATGTTGTTCCAGTGATGCCGTGGGATGGTCTCGAGGATGGCTGTTACTTCATCGCACGCCAATCCATATTCGCTGATCATCTCTGGCGCCAGAGTAAGCAGGCGCTCCTGCATGTCTTTACGGATGTTGTCATGCTCGAAGCTTTGCTGGTTAAGCCAGTTAATCAGCTGTTGCTGATCAACATTTTCTCTTATCAGTGCTACCGCACGGGCAATGGTTTCGAGCGGCACAACAATGAATTCAGGGCTTGCAACTGAATCAGATGCCCAGGTATGCGCGAAGCGCGATTCCGCGAAGGTGTATACCTCTTTGTCGCCGAACGCCGCGCAGGCACACGCCCAGAAGTTAAAACCGCTTTGCTCAAGGATATCTTTCTTGGTCAGCGGAAGTTCTGGCTCAGCAGCTGCTGGTGGTGTCTCTTCCACCGGCGCTACGGATTCTGGAATAATTTCCGGAATATTTTGCGGTTGTTGCTGTGGTTCAACCTGCTTAAGCAGACGCTCAGCTTCGCGGCGGATCTGCGCCATGAAGGTATCCCCGCGCGCTTCCAGATCCTTACGGCTGATATAGCTCATCGCCTGGCCGCGCCAGGTCTTGTCGAATACGACGACTGCGCCAGCGAAGAATGCTCCAGACGGCACCTGCTTTTCGTTTTTCGGCACAAACCACATCGGCAGATCGAAACCAATTCGCCCGCGGATGAAAGCAACGTGATCGGCATCTTCCGGCCACCACACCTCGCTGGTTGCAGCCTTGATCAGGAAAACAAAGCGACCGCCCTTGTCACGCATCGTGCTGGCGTGCTGCATGATGTAACGCATCCCGGTGATGTACTCATCCTCATGCATGCTGGCGCGGCTGTATGGTGGGTTCGCAAAAGCAGCGCCGTTGAGTTCTGTCACCCTGGCGGACCAGTCCTGCGCCAGCGCATTGTCCTCTGCGGTGTAATACGCTTCGCATTTGCTGTTATCGCCGTCGGTAAACAGGTCCAGAACGAACGGGCCAAACATGGAGTTGATACCCCAGAAAATGTTATCTGGCGTACGCCACTGATCGCCGACTTCTTTCAGTTCGTGCAGCGGCTGGCTGCGCAGTTCGGCCAGTTCCCGGCAGTATTTATTGGTCATTGCTCTTCTCCGATGTAATGCCCTGCCAGCAAACATGCGTCTGTTACGCAGCGTTTTTTGGCCTGTTTCAGGCATGAAGCACGCCGTTTGACGTAGCGCTCCCGGTCCTTATTCGCTGGTGACAGATCGAAAGCGTTAAGCCATACCGTGGCTGCGCGCAGGTAAAGCCCCTTCCCCTCCAGCTGGATGGCGTAATTTTCTAAATCAGTAAGGGTCCTGACCGTGTCTGCGTAGGACGCCGCTGCTGCTGCAGCGTCTGTTTTGACAAACTCTTCGCAGGGGTAATACACAATCGTCGTGTCGTTATGCACCTCGCGCTTTAGCTTCCCCTCGTTGTGAAAACGGAACAGGCAGCGGCTGATAGTGCGAAACGAGGTATGAGTCAGAACATTGGCAACCTGCCGGGTGCTACAGCCTGGGTTATCCAGCGCAAACTGCAAAACTTCGGATTCGATGCTCACGATGTTGCCCCTCTGAATCCCTCTGGAATTTTGTTATCAACAGGACCGAACTTCATCGGATCCGCCTTGCGCTGGCCCCACGTTTCGCGCGCCGGGCGCCCTGCAGCGTTCCACTTGTTCGCCGATTGCAGGTAGCCAGGGAATTTAGAGGGCAGGAACAGGGTCGTTGGGCGAAGATATTCGGCCATTTTCAGATCGTCGCCCCACTTCTCGACGCTGTAATCAACCACCAGCTTCAGTTCATCAGGCGTAAACCCTTCGGCCAGACGACCGCGAATGTTTTCCAGAGACGATTTGCAGACTTGGTACCGTGATCCGGTGGTCTGGTTCAGGTGAGATAAAACCTGTTTCGCCTGGTCAGTGATCACCACGGCAGGGTCGGGTTGCCCAGCAACCTGACAAGAAGGTTTTTTATTTGATGGATCAGTAGTTGATTTTACTGACGGATCCCCGCCAGATTCTGACGGGTCAAAACCGCCATTTTTGCCGGATTTTGATGCCTCAAATTTTGACGGGTCAGATTTTGATGCGTCAGAATTTGACGTGTCAGAATCTGGCAGGTGAGACAATGCCGCTGTACGGAGCTTTGCCACATTCAGCTGGTAGATATTGGATGCGTTACGGTTGCCCTGGCGGCGCTGAGTGCGCTTAAGCCAGCCGTCTTTCTCAAGTTTGGCGATCGCCGTGCGCACAGTGCTTGGCCCGGCGCCGAGCTGCCGTGCAATAGTTTCGATGGAAGGCCAGCATACTCCCTCATCGCTGCTGAAATCAGCCAGGCGCGCCATGATCGCCACGCTGGACAATTTCATGCCGGAAGCCGCGCAGCCGTCCCAGACGTAGCTGCTTAATTTAGTGCTCATGGTCGCCCTTTAACTCTGTAAATTTGCGCTGGAACTGATCGAGAGGGCTGAAGCATTCATGCTCGTACCCATCTCGCAGGTATATGACGCGTCGGGTCTCTGGCTCCCACCGGATAACCCGAACCGGGACGCCGCGGTGATCCCTGAATCTCCTGTCGATTTCACGCATAAAGATTCTCCTTTACGGCGCCATACCCCCACGATTGCCAATGCCCGGCTGTGGTTACATGCAACCCAGCGGCCTGATACCATGCGCTCATACCGAAACGACGGGGTCCCATTGACCGGGAAGCCACGGAGTTGCGGCAGACGGTGATTAACCGTTAAACTGTTCATGCGTTAGTTTCTCCACTGTTACGACACGCCACGACGCCCGGAGCTGCACACTCGCGGGCGTTACTCTTTTCTGGCGCGCAGAAAACGCGATACAGCAGCGTTAAATGCTCCTGCCACTTCGCCATCACTTGGTAGCTGTTCTCTTCGATTTGCTCGCGTTCGGCCTGGTCAATGACGCCATCAGCGGTTGCCTTGCGGACGAACTTGGAGTGCTCACTAATCCACTCAATGGTTTCCATCAGGCGCTGATTGATATCTGCGTTATCCACATCCTCGATATCCACCAGCGGAACATTGACGCTGTTGGACTGGCGCGATACCGCATCAGCGATGTGCTTGGTGCCGCTGGCCTGCTGGAGAACCATCGCCCAGCCCATTGGGAAGATCTGATCGCCACCAGTGCGCAGGCGGTTAAAGAGCGCATCCTCTGTCACGCCCAGCCATTCAGCCGCCTCGGCGTAACCGCCCGGCAGGCTTGAGATGGTCTTTTTAATTGCCGCTACCAGCCACGCGGGCTGCTTTTCGACTTGCCAGTGTTGATTGCCCACGGTTAACTCCTTGAATCTGTGGTTTCTGCTATGCCGCTTTATCGTTACGCTTCTGGTAAAGCGAAGAGTCGAATTTGAGTTTTCCTTTAGTGCGTGCAGCCGCCTCTGCTGCACGGCCTTTAGGAATCAGTTGGCCTGGGCGAGTCCGCCATTGATAAAAGGCTTCTGGCGATACCCCAAAAAATTCAGCCGCCTTGTTTGGCGAACCGAAGTACTGCTCAAGTTCAGTTGTAGTCATCTTATCCTCCTAAGAATATTTAGATATTATTATCTAATCTTTTTTAGGTCAATAAAAACTAAGATTACTTAGGTTTCATTTCTAAGGGTTTGAATCGTGGGGACACTTGGCACGCGGTTAAAGGAATTAAGGAAACAGAGAAAGCTTACTCAAGGCCAATTGGGTAAAGCGCTTGGAGTTTCTGATGTAACGATTGGCTACTGGGAAAGAGATCTGAACGTGCCGGGCGGGAAATCGCTGACGAAACTTGCTCAATATCTCAGTGTAACTGAAGGATTCCTTTTATATGGTCGGGAGGATGAGGCTAACATTGGGCCTGCACCAGTAGCAGCGCAGCAAGTTCCCATCATCAGTTATGTCCAGGCTGGGGCTTGGTCACCTGAGTGCGACGCCAGAAATATCGATGGAACGGTGGAGTATATTTTGACGTCAGAGTTTCACTCTCATTCAACCTTTGCCCTCAAGGTCAAAGGAAAGTCAATGGAGCCCGAATTTGTTGAAGGTGATGTAATCATTGTGGATCCTGAGCTACACCCAGGCCCTGGCGATTACGTTGTCGCAAAGAACGGCGGTGATGAAGCTACATTTAAAAAATACCGTGCACGCGGAATCAGTGAAACTGGCGAAGAAATTTTCGAACTCGTGCCGCTGAATGAAGACTACGCTATCCGCAATTCTGCAAAAGAAAAGATTCATGTCGTTGGGGTGGTTGTTGAACACCGCCGCATGATGCGCCGCAAATAATACCCTTCCCTTCAGAAAATCTAAATTAGTTTAGGTTTTCTGCTTGACCTTAAATCTAAGTTATTTTAGATTTGCTTATAGAAAGCGAACAGGCAGGACTCCCACGTAGTAGCCGCACTTAGTATATGAAGATGGGAATGATTCGCTGACTACCTAAGACCTGTAATAGCTGCGTTACTGTCTTTGGCGGCATCTGTCTCTACCCGTGAGGATGCCGCAATTTTTTTACGCAACACACGAGAGCATCACCGGGCGACGGGCTCATAACCCAATCCACCCGGGCGGCTTCCTAACCGCAGGTGCTCTCCTGTGTTGTGTGGAGAAACTAACCTGGCTGTGTCAGCAGCCTGTTTTCAGAGGGTATACCCGATGAGTAATGAACGTTTGACCGATGTGCCCGAGTTTATGGGCGAACTGGACGGCGGCGTGTTCCAGAACAAGATCGCCGTGGCACTGAGTGAGGTCGCCTTCGGCGTTCTCAACAACGGCCAGAAGGGAAAAGTTACGTTGACGTTTGAGCTGGACCGCATGAGCAACTCAGTCGAAGAGAAGCGCGTGATGATCAAGCATAAGCTGGCTTATGTACGCCCTACCCCTCGCGGCAAATCCTCGGAAGAGGACAGCACCGAAACCCCAATGTATGTGAACCGCGGCGGTAAGCTGACCATCCTTCAGGAAGATCAGGGCCAGTTGTTCACCCTTGCCGGCGACGCCGACGCGAAACTGCGCGCCAAGCAGTAACCCTTTCACATTTTCTTAAGGAAGAATCATGTCCCACTCCTTAGACGGTACCGCGATCGAAAAAATTAGCGATCTGACACTCTCCCGCTATATGGAAGAGAAGCTTGAAAGCGTGGATTGCCCTGCAGCTGTCATTCCTCAGGGTGTCCGCATTGATAGCCTGGAGTCGCTTTGCCTGGAGCGCTACCGCTTCCGCGGCAAGATGGTAACAGCCAGCATTGAAGACTTTACGCGCTATTCCACTGGCTACGCTACGCAAGGTAGCCGCTGCTTTATCAACGCCGACGATATGCGCGCAGCGGCGGTCTTCAACCTCGGCACAATCGAAAGCCCAGGGCATGCAGACAACACCGCCCACCTGGCACTGAAAAAGACCGCCCCATTCGCCTCCCTGCTTTCAGTCAACGGTGATCGCCACAGCCAGAAAGAGTTGGCTGAGTGGCTGGAAGACTGGGCAGAAAACCTACTCGGCTTTGATGCCGACGGCGAAACGATCGACGCGAAGAAGTCTGCGGCGGCGATCCGCAAGATCACTATCGAGTCCATCCAGAAAGCTGACTACGAGGATCAGGACTTTAGCGGCAAGCGCTCTCTGATGGAAAGCGTTGAAGCTCGCACGCAGGACATCATGCCGGTGGCGTTCGAGTTTCGCTGCGTGCCGTTCGAAGGCCTGGCGGAGCGTCCATTCAAACTGCGGCTGAGCATCATCGGCGGCGATCGCCCTACTCTGGTGCTGCGTATTGTCCAGCTGGAAGCCCAGCAGGAAGATATGGCCACCGAGTTCCGTGATCTGCTGGTCGAGAAGTTCAAAGACAGCCAGGTGGAAACCTTTATCGGTTCTTTCAGCGCTTAATTACGTTGCCTTAAATGCCCCGCATCAGGGGCATTTAGTGAAGCGAAATTAAATTAACGATCGCCAGCAGGCGAGGGATTCGCTCAACCAAAAATCAGGCGCGGTGCAGCGCGTATTAATGGAGAACACGTAATGTCATATATTCAGACACTATCCGGGAAGCATATTAACTACCTCAATATTCATCACGAAGATATCGTGATCGAGGACATTGCCACCGCCCTTTCTCACATCTGCCGCTTTGCCGGCCACCTGCCGGAGTTCTACAGCGTCGCGCAGCACTCGGTGCTTGTCAGCCAGCTGGTTCCCGCAGAGTTCGCGCTTGAAGCGCTGCTTCATGATGCTGCTGAAGCGTATTGCCAGGACATCCCGGCACCGCTGAAACGCCTGCTCCCGGATTACCAGCGTATCGAGGCGTATGTCGATAGCGAAATCCGTGCGAAGTTCGGATTACCGGCCCACCAGCACGATACGGTGAAGTATGCCGACCTGGTCATGCTCGGTACCGAACGCCGGGATCTGGACATCGACGACGGTACCGTGTGGCCAGTGCTCGACGGCATCCCACCTACCGATTTGTTTACCGTTATCCCGCTCCGCCCCGGTCAGGCCTACGGTCTGTTCATGGCCCGGTTCAACGAACTGACGGGGATCCGCAAATGCGCCTGACCAATATTCAGTTAATTCACGCCGCCCACCATGCTGCACGCTATTTGCCGAAAGCATCTGCCGAACTGGTAAGGGAGCTGGCCACACGACTGGATGTTGCACTGGTGGCGCAACGCGAAACAGCGAAGCTTCGAGATGCGCTGGCTACAGAGAATGCGGGGCTGAAGAAGTACATCTGTGATGAGTGCTATGTTGAGAACGTCAGTACTGGGCGATATGCCTGCGCTGGTCATGGCATGCCGTCTACCCCGGCCACCCACTCCTTCCTGGCTGATGTGCGTGCTCAGGGCGTGGAGATGTTTGCCCGGGAGATGCACGCAGACATCAGCGAGGCCGATGCTATCGAGTTCGCCGCCCAACTTCGGCAGGATGCCAACACCGCAGAATTGGTAGCCGCTGGCATCATCACCCGGATTGAGGGCTAACCCATGACACACACCAAAGAGCAGTTAATCACGCGCATTGAGATTCAGAAAGAAACCGCACTACAACATCCTGAATGCAGTATCGCGCAGATGGATTTACGCCTGGCTGAGATTGCGCTGGCAACGCTGACTGCCCCGACTGAACCGGTCTATCAATACCGCATCAGGAACGGATACAACGGCCAAGTAACGGAGTGGCAAACCATCCGCCGTGACCAGGTTGATTTTGTTTTGAAAGCTCAGCCCCTTAATGCTGAGTTTCAAATTATCGCCCCGCCAGCGCCGGTAGTGCCAGCTGAAATACGCAACAGGTTCAGAGCTGAGGGTTTGGCGGAGCTGCTGAAAGATGCGCGCGACTACGCACCGCTAACAGCTGGGCAATGGGAGACTCTCACCAAGAACTGGCATCAGACGTTTGTGGGCCTGTCTGGTGAAGGTGATACCTGCAGCGCCGCCATGCTTCAGGGTGCCGAACCACGACAAGCTGTTCGCAGCGAGCATGCAGAATGGTCACAGTCTACGTTTGGCGACGTTGGTCCTGTTGGTCCGCTTAAGCACCTCTCGAAAGAAGCGCTGGAAGCAGCGGCCGAGCCTGGTGACCTCAGCGAGTGGGCTGATATGCAATTCTTGTTATGGGATGCTCAGCGCCGTGCAGGAATCACCGACGAACAGATTACCCTGGCGATGATTGAGAAGCTGGCAATCAACAAAGCTCGGGACTGGCCGGAACCAAAAGATGGCGAACCACGCCTGCATATTAAAAAAGCACCGCAGCAGGAGGACCAGCAAATAAAAAAGTAAACCGATGTGGTAGTTGTTGTGACTGGTTCCGCAATGGTTGCGGGACCTGTATTTTCAAAGAGTGACCGGGTGCAGCCGGTAAAGTGGAGAGCAACCCATGAGCGATCGTTTCCTGACTGATGAGGAGCTGGCAGAGGCTACAGGATCACCACAAAAGTCTTTGCAGAAAGAGGTGCTTGAACTTAATGGTATTTATTTCATTGAGAGGCGAGATGATTCTATCAAAACCACCTGGTATCACATCAACCACCCGATTCATCGGCTCGTGCCACCAGCAGGGTTCCCGCCCTCTAAGGGCATGAACTTTGACGCTATAGAGAGTTGATATGGGACGCAAACGCGCACCAGGTAACGAGTGGATGCCAAAGGGTGTTTTTTTTCGGCCTTCTGGCTATTACTGGAAACCCGGCGGATCTACAGAGAAACTGGCCCCCGCGAACGCAACGAAAGCTGAAGTCTGGGTGGCCTATGAGAAGGTAGTAGAGGGCCGTAAGAATCGCCTCCTGTTCAAGCAGCTCTGGCAAAAGTTTTTGGCAAGTGCTGACTTCTCTGATCTGGCACCCCGCACTCAGAAAGACTATCACGCTCATGAAAAATACATCCTGGCTGTGTTCGGCGAAGCTGAAGCTAAGTCGATAAAGCCTGAGCATATTCGTCGTTACATGGATGCAAGAGGAAAGAAAAGCCGAGTTCAGGCCAACCATGAGCATAGTTCAATGTCACGCGTATTCCGTTGGAGTTATCAACGCGGTTATGTTCCTGGTAACCCTTGTGTTGGTGTCGACAAATACCCCAAGCCGCAGCGTGATCGCTATATCACCGACGAAGAGTACGTCGCGATCTTTGAGAGCGCTACGCCAGCTGTACGTGCTGCGATGGAAATTGCTTACCTGTGTGCAGCGCGTGTTTCTGATGTTCTGAAAATGGACTGGAATCAGATAATGGATAAAGGAATTTTTATTCAACAAGGCAAGACTGGTATTAAGCAGATTAAGGCATGGAATGACAGGCTGAGGGCTGCGGTAGAAATATGCCAGCCTTGGGGTAATGAAGGAGCAGTTATAAGGACGATGTACGGAGAACGGTATTCGTATAAAGGTTTTAATGAAGCCTGGAGGAAAGCGCGAACTGGCGCCAGCGAAAAACTTGGACGGGCTCTGGATTGCACCTTCCATGATCTCAAAGCTAAAGGAATATCAGATTACGAAGGATCCAGTAGAGAGAAGCAAGTTTATAGTGGTCATAAGACCGAATCGCAGGTGCTGGTTTACGATAGAAAGGTTAAAGTAAGCCCGACATTAAACCGAAAAATGTGACCATCAATACCCGCTTTTTTCTCAACGGATTTTCTCACTTTTTCTCATTGGGATCTGGATCGTTGAAAGGAAATCGGGTAAGTGATTGAATAATGGCGGAGAGAGGGGGATTTGAACCCCCGGTAGAGTTGCCCCTACTCCGGTTTTCGAGACCGGTCCGTTCAGCCGCTCCGGCATCTCTCCGTTTTGATGGTTGCCATCATGCCGGGGAATTTGGCATTTTAACAGACCATAACCGTTCAATTTTGTTCAAGTGACGAGTTTGCGAGCAAAGCGATGATTAAGTGGCCCTGGAAGTCGAATGAATCTGCCCGAAGCGCGGCGCTGCCGTGGGAAGAGGCGCTGGCGATCCCTGTCCTGTCCACTTTATCGGATGAGGATAAATCACGTCTGGTACAGCTTGCGATACGATTCTTACAGCAAAAACGGCTGGTCCCGCTACAGGGATTTGAACTCGACGATCGCAAGAGCACCCGCATCGCCCTGCTCTTTTGCCTGCCGGTACTGGAACTGGGCATCGAGTGGCTGGATGGTTTCCATGAAGTGCTGATCTACCCGGCGCCGTTTGTTGTAGACGATGAATGGGAGGACGATATCGGGCTGGTGCACACTCAGCGAATGGTGCAATCCGGCCAAAGCTGGCAGCAAGGGCCGATTATCCTCAACTGGCTGGACATTCAGGACTCGTTCGACGCATCCGGTTTCAATCTCATCATTCATGAAGTGGCGCATAAGCTGGACACCCGTAATGGCGATCGCGCCAGCGGCGTTCCCTTTATCCCGCTGCGTGAGGTGGCAGGCTGGGAACACGATCTGCACGCCGCGATGAACAATATTCAGGATGAAATCGATCTGGTGGGCGAAAGCGCAGCCAGCATTGATGCCTATGCTGCCACCGACCCTGCTGAATGCTTCGCCGTGTTATCGGAATATTTCTTCAGCGCGCCCGAGCTTTTCGCCCCTCGCTTCCCGGCGCTGTGGCAGCGTTTCTGCCAGTTTTACCAGCAGGACCCTTTACAGCGGTTACGTGAAAATGACGGCCAGACCGGGGATCCCTCCGCGCAAGTACACTAAACCAGCACTCTGAAGCTTAATTAATCAATTGAATCAGCGCGTTGAATTTAGTGTTGACACAAAATGGCGAGGCCATTAACATGCGCCTCGTTCACACGATTCCTCTGTAGTTCAGTCGGTAGAACGGCGGACTGTTAATCCGTATGTCACTGGTTCGAGTCCAGTCAGAGGAGCCATATTTAAGAAGCCCGCTTAAGGAAACTTAAGCGGGCTTTTTGCTTTTCCACGTCTTTCAATTCAGTTCTTTACCGCCTTATGGCAGCAGAGTTCAATGTCTCGCCAGCCCTTCATTGATGATTCAACCCGATATTCGCCCCGCTTTATGCCATGGCGCGCGGACACATCTCTCGTCCGGGGCCGAGCGCTGCGAATCAGTCTCGCGGTGTTTGATCCCGCTTCAGACGGGAACACGGTAAAACCAGAGGTGCAGGCGAACGTGCCGGTAGTGACCGAAACCACAATGGGTCGCCGTTTTGCGGGATCGGTGGATTATATCTGATAGTCGATCGCCGCCTCTTCCGGCTCCATGACCTGGCGTTTGATCTCATCTACCGAGAGTCCGGCGTTGCAGAGTTCGATAAAGCGCCAGACATAGTTGCGCTGCAGCTGGCCGCGCTTAAGCCCGAGCCAGACGGTGTTGGCATCAAACAGGTGGCGGGTATCGAGACGCACCAGACTGCCCTGCTCGCGCTCTTCGCCGGACTGTTCAGCCACCAGGCCAATGCCCAGCCCCAGTTCGACGTAGGTGCGGATCACGTCGGAATCCTGGGCGCTAAGCACCACATCCGGCGTCAGGCCTTTGCGGTTGAAGGCTTCATCGATACGTGAACGGCCGGTAATGCCCTGCCGATAGGTAATTAACGGCCATTTAGCGATAGCCTCCAGGGTGAGCGGCGAGACCTGTGTCAGCGGATGGTCGACCGGCAGCAGCAGACTGTGATGCCAGCGAAACCACGGAAAGGCGGCCAGCAGCGGGTCATTGCTCAGACGTTCGCTGGCGATGCCGATATCCGCCCCGCCGTTTTGCAGCAAAACGTCTATCTCCTGTGGCGTGCCCTGGATCAGCTCCAGACGCACGTCGGGGAACAACTCACGGAACGCCTTAATCACCGGCGGCAGGCTGTAGCGAGCCTGAGTGTGCGTGGTGGCGATGGTCAACACGCCGGAGGCATCGTTGGTAAAAAGATCGGCCAGCCGACGCACGTTGCTGGCTTCATTAAGAATACGTTCAGCGATGGTCAACAGGGCCTTGCCAGGCTCGGTCATTCCCAGCAAGCGTTTGCCGCGACGGATGAAAATTTCAATGCCCAGCTCCTCCTCCAGCTCGCGGATATGACGGCTGACTCCCGACTGGGAGGTATAGAGCATGTTGGCGACCTCGGTCAGGTTGTAATCCCGACGGGCCGCCTCACGGATAATTTTAAGTTGCTGGAAATTCACGGTTCACTCCGGCACATCTGACATATCGCTATTGTTAAAGCGTGCTCGCCGTGAGAACAAATAATAAAAACCCGCAACTTATACCTTAATGGAATATCAGCTGACCAACTGCAACTCGCGGTTCTCCAGTGACGGACGGCTCACCAGCGACATCAGGATCTCTTTCACTGCCTGCGCCTGCGGCGTCAGCGAGCCACGCGCCGAGACGTTAAGCGACAGCGGCAGGCTCATCGATGGCGAGGCAATCCGCGCCATCCAGCCGTTGGCTGCACTGGAGAGCGAACGGGCTGCCGATTCCGGCAAGACGGTCACACCCATACCACTGGCAATGGCGGCGGTCAGGGTAGAGATGGAGTCGATCTCGCCAATGATTTTGGCCGTCAGGCGGCGCAGAGAGAAGGCTTCATCAACGCGCAAACGCACGGCGCTGTAATCCCGGGGTAAGAAGAGATTCATCTCGGCCACCGCGGTTAAATCTACACTCTGTCCCGGGCAGTCCCGCGTTCCGACCAGGAAGAGATCTTCTTTCAGCAGCGGCTGGCTGGTGATCCCCGCCACGGGGGAGCGATCGTAGAGCACCGCCATATCCAGTTGCCCGCCGAGTAATTTATCGTTCAGCGCTGAACCGCTGTTCTCGTGAAGATAGACCAGCACCTCCGGCAGCTCTGCGCGTACCGCCTGTAGCAGCGGCATGGTGACTGACGAAGCCGCCGTGCCCGGTGCCAGCCCGATCGACACCTGCCCGCTTAGCGTTTGCCCGACATTACCCACCGCCAGCTGCGCCTGCTCGCACTGGCGCAGAATGGTACGTGCGTGGGTATAGAGGATCTTGCCTGCTTCGGTAGGGGTGACGCCGCGTTTCGTGCGGATCAGCAGTTGCTGATCCAGCTCACCTTCCAGAGTGGCCACCTGCTGGCTCAGTGCCGGCTGTGCGATGTGCAGCACCTCAGCGGCCTGGGTCAGGCTACCGATATCGACGATTTTTACGAAGTATTTCAGTCGTCTTAAGTTCATTTTGCCCCCTGTACGAAATGCGTTGCCGGTTCCGGCGCGAATGTAATGAGGGTTTTGCAAGATGCTTGCCAATTTTGTGAAGAGGTCGGATATGTCCGCTAAGCGGCGGAAAATAAGGAAATCTAATCGCTGCCTGCACTTTTAAACCTGAAACAGCGGTTTATGATCTGCCCCATTCGGGGTATGTGCGCACCAAAAACGTGCAATCCGCTGGGGAAAACATCAGTTTGCTGATTTTGTCAGCAAACGATCTCAACAGGCGGGATCACCCTTTGACAAGTACAGGCGACGCCGCTAATATTCGCCCCGTTCACACGATTCCTCTGTAGTTCAGTCGGTAGAACGGCGGACTGTTAATCCGTATGTCACTGGTTCG